CACCCGTAGAGACGCGATTAATCGCGTCTCTACAATCAAACGGACAAACAATTTTTAACAACAAATAAAATGCAAGAAATTTTAATGAATAAAATAGAAATAACCACCATTCACCATTGTAAAGAAAATGGAGAGGTGGTTACCATAGAGCGCATAGTAACGCAAAATGGATTGGTCGTTTTCCAAGATAACCAAACGCCAAATCTTTATTTTAAATGCAGGGACAAGATTGCAGCTTTAGAGGAATGGCTAACAGAAAGTCTTTACAGCAAGACCGAGCAAATTAACGACATTATTGAAGCCCGTCGTGAGATTATTAAACAGGGTCGCATTGGTCTTTTCACATTCTTTAATTTGAAGGTAAAGATATTGCAGGCTCGTTTCCAACTTGGCTTTTTGAAGTTCAAGAATTTTTTGTTGGGCTGTATAACCTCCTGATTCGATAAACTCTTCAAGGGCAGGAGTAATAACCAAACCGTAGGATTGAGGGCGGATATTTAAATCTGTTATTAGCCCTAATGCAGCGAGCCTACGCAATGTTTTGGTTACCTCCTCCTCTGTAAAACCTTGTGAGGTGAAAGAATATAAACTAATAGTATGATAGCGACATTCTTCGTAATTATCATGTAAGAATTTTGCTATACTATCTTTTAAGATACTATCCATATTTACTACCGTTTTTTAATTAGAAAACGGCGTTGAATATAGAAAATAATTTTTAAACCAACAAATAAAAACACGAGAAAAATGGGAACATCACCTTTTTGGCGTTAATCGCCGCACCGCACCCGTAGAGACGCGATTAATCGCGTCTCTACAACCAAACGGGCAGACAATATTTTAATAACCAAATAAAAACACGAAAAAATGGGAACATCACCTTTTTGGCGTTAATCGCCGCACCCCAACCGTAGAGACGCGATTAATCGCGTCTCTACAACCAAACGGGCAGACAATTGTTTAACAAAATAATTGTAAAAAAAACGACGTCGCACGCCTCCCCGTTCCGTTAATTCCGCCGCATTCCATGCGGCCACACCCAATCAATAAAAAAACACCCATCATGTCAGCATTAGAAAAAATCTTTGCAGCCATCGTCAAAGAATCTGCTATCAGCTTGGCAGATTTATTTGATAAATCTTTCGAGACCAAATCCTTCAACGGACACCCGTGGAAAAACCGCATCAACAACCGTCGAGGTTCCTTGTTGATAGATTCCGGTGCACTCCGTCGTAGCCTCAAATACACCATCACCGGCAATACTATCACTTTCTCTTCCAATCTACCATACGCCAAAATCCACAACGAAGGCGGCAAAATCAAGATTACTCCAAAGATGCACCGATTCTTTTGGGCAAAATATATGTCCCTTACCAAACGCGTAAAAAAAGGCAAAAAAGGCCAGGTTCTCAAAGGTAGCAAAGCCAACTACGACGAGGCGCAAATCTTCAAAGCCTTAGCTCAAAAAAAAATCGGAACTTTCATCACTATACCCAAACGTCAGTTTATAGGAGAAAGCCCCGAAGCTAATCGGCGTATCGATAGAATCGCCAACAAATATATCACCCGCCTTATAGAAACATTTACAAAGATGCGTAAATAGCGGGTCTAACAGTTACCTTGGTAGTGTTAGCCTGCGGTTCTACCTTGTACGAGGTGCGATAAATCAACCTGTAAATCTCCTCGCCACTATCCACCAACTCTTTTTCTACTCTCACCCTAACGAGCGGTGCATACTTCTCGTTAGGGGTTAAATGTAGTTTTTGGTGAATCCTTTCTATCAAATCCAACGTCGCAAAACTATCATTTTTCCTCTTGCACTGCGCAGACGACGGCGTTAGCCTCAGATTTGCCACCGTAATATAGATGTCTAAGTCTGCCATTTCTTTGGGTGCTTGTAGTGGTTGATATTCCACATTGGCTACATCTACCAAAGCACACGGATATTTCACCGCCGGCGGATCATACGAGAGTTGCCCCCAGTCTTTGTCTATATACTTCAATCCTTCCACATCTTGAAGGTCGGCAATAATTGTTTTAATAATGTTTTTTAATGTCTCCATGATTCTTTATTAAAAGGTTTTTAAAAGAGTGTTAACTGTTGATAATTATATGATAAACTTTTTGGAACGCTTACCCCCAAATAGTTGAGCATTGTTCTATAACACATCGGATATATCGGATATACATATTGTAGCCAAATTTTCTTATAACTTTTGGCATAATTCCCGGGTTCGTAATGTTGACCAACGATTTCGCATACGTGCTTCACCCTGCGCAAATAATTAATGTTTTTCATTTCAAAGCCCTCCTATAATATGCCACAAAAATACATATTTTTTTTATTTATTTCCACCATTCTCCCACCATCCTCCCTATCTGTCCATTTTGGCGAATATCATTCGCCCACACCCCGCAAAAAAGACGCCCCGATAATTCGAGGCGTCTTTTTTATCCTTCAGGTCGCATTCCGGGCTTCCTGTGGTTATTTTTTATGCTCTTTTATAATCTTTAATGCATTAGATAGCTTGTAATGATATTGCAGCGTTGCGAGCTCTGCCACGGCTTGCCTTCTCGCTGCCTCCATCTGGCTATCCATTATAGTCTCCGATAGTTGCTCCAAAAAGGTGTCTTCATTTAGCGTCGGCAATTCGCATCCATGCTTCTTTATCACTTCATTTCGCGATAGCTGCGCATTATAGAAATCCTCCGCTCTTTGTGCCGTATATTCCTCAAATACCTTCCGTATCTTTGGCAGACTAACATCTTGATATGTCCTTTTGATTTCCTTAAATATCAAATTTATATCCGCCAAATTAAGGTAATATCTATTTTCGAGGCATAGAAGCACGCCTTCTTCCAAGCGATCACCTTCTGGTGGCTTCTTGTCGAAATACTCAAAGCAGTTTATTATCCAAAGTTTCACATACCCTATCAGATACTCCTCCCCGTATACCTTTTTGAGGTCATTAGCGGTGGGCATCTCTCCATTAGATGCACAAGCCACCGCCGTATCCTCCTTAAATGTACGCAAGCATTTCACTGGCGAATATGCCTTTAGAAATTCCACCTTCGAAAGTTGCAGAGCCGGCAATTGCGCGGCCCTGTCCACTTTCACTATTTCTTTAGTTGTTGCCATTCATCATCTGTGTTATAATATCTATCTTTTGCTGAGATTTAAAGTCTATCTTTTGCTGGTTCTTTTCCGCCTCCTTTTTCTGTGCTGCAAGGCGTTCTTTTTCGTTGTGTCGCATTAGCATCGCCGCTATGGTGTTGTAATTGCGGTGTATACTCCCCAGCGAACTATAGCAATATGTATTCTTCTCAGCAAGATATTGCAACATTCTTTCCCACATTCCAAGCAAAATATCATCGCCTGGCACCACTGTAGGCTTCTTGTATCGAAATGTGCCTTCCAGCATATTTCTTATTCCCTTCATAGTGTTGTATTCCACGATATAGGCATTTCTGCTGCTATATTGCACCGGGATATTAAACCTATCCATATACCACTGCCTATATGCCGTAATCATACGCACCACAAGGTCTTTTTTTTCTTCCTCTTTCTTTGCCATAATTTTTAATTTCTAACTTCTAATTTCTAACTTCTAATTTTCAACTGTCAATTGTCAACTGTCAATTGTCAATTGTCAATTGTCAATTATTTCGCATCTGTGATTGATAGCGGTATCGCCACCCATTCGCCTTGGTCGCCTTTCTTGAAAGCACGGACAAACTGCTTGCTTGGTATCGGAGCGTAGGCATCCATGATGATTTCTACACCTTCGGTGAAGCGTTCGTCGTTGATCTTGTCTGCCATCTGTCTCAACTGCAATACTCTGCTTGCTTTCAGGTTGCCTTTCTGGTCTTTGCTCAGCAGTTTCAGCACCATATCCACAAGGCTTTGAGTCTCGGCATCTTTGGCAAGTCCGCTGATGTACTCTTTTATCATCGCAATGCCGTCGTTTACCGTGTCCTTGTAGTTGTCGAGTTGGTAAAAGCCAAGTTCTATACGGTACTTGCCGTCGCTTGTCGTGAAAGTGTGAGAGCGTTGGCCGTCTTTGGTCATCTTCATAACGTCCTTTTTCATATCAAGCAGCGTCTTAAAATTCTCAAATACGGTCTTTTTCAATCCCGACAGCTCCTCCGAGATACTCTCCAATTCCGGTATCGTTTGGGTCACCTCATCATCAATCATCTGATTGAAAGTGTCCAATTGTTGTTTGCGCTCTTCTTTGGCTTTTTTTGCAGCCTGAGCCGCTTTGAAGGCTTCAAACTCTCTGAGTTCTTCTGCCGATAATGTTACGTTCGTTTCCATTTCTTTTTAAATTTTTAATTTGTTGTTTCTACTTTATTCTGTCTATTTTCCGCCGCATTTTATGCAGCATCTTTATAATACCCTTATAATACCCTTATAATACCCTTATAATACCCTTATAATACCCTTATAATACCCTTATAATACCCTTATAATACCCTTATAATGGTTGTGAAGTCAATTAACCATTGTCCTTGCGGCGTACTTAATATCCCAAATAAGGCTCCATCTGCGTAGGTATTATATAAGGGTCGGGGCCTTCTTCTTTTTTCTTTCGCTTCACAGCTCGTATGTAGAGCTTCACGCCAATAGCTGCCAATCGGCTGCAAAGTGTCGCAAAGCGAGGATCCTTGTAATGATAGCACGCAAGGCGAATTTTCAAGCTCTCATATTGTTCTTCGAGATCCTCTATTTTCCATATATTAGACCACAGCGTCCATACCTTCACACCAAGATATTGCGCTATTTGCTTCTTATGTGCTGCTGTGGGCTCTGCATCGCCTGTGCGCCATCGCGACACCGATTTTTCACTCACACCAAGGTAATCAGCCAATTCATAGTTGCTACAAAATTGGTGTTTCATTTCGTAGTCCAAAGGTGTTGTCATAGTCATTAGATTTTAGAGATTAATAGATAAGCAGCGGTTATTGTCACCACCCATTTACTTATTTTCGCCACCCACCTCAATTTCGTGGGGGTATTCTCGCCAAGAGTTTCTATGAACCTCCAGGCCTCTACAAACGTGTTAAAAAACTTTTTCATGGCATTAATCTGAATTATGTTGTGTTTTTAGTAATCCGTTAATTTCTTGTTGCCTTTAATAATCTCCAAGAGTGTTTCCAAGCACTCCACTTGCGCTTTCACCTTGGCGTGTTGTTCGTCGTCTGTGGAACTAAATCCGTTGGGACTGCGAGCCACGTCGAGATCCATCTGTTTGTCCCTCAGTTGGAGTACGTCAAGGCGTCGGTGAATCAGTTTGATTATTTCATCTGAGGTCTGACCTTCTGTGCCATTCGGTATGGCAAGGCAGTCGAAGAGGTAGCCGTTGATAGGCTCGATGACGAACAATTCCTCTGGGTCGTTGTTCTTGATAGGCGTGTCGATTCTCACCCTGTCATTCTCGTCGTGTCTGTCAATCTTGATGCGTTTGAGGCGCGGGTTTCGGGTGGTGATTGTGTTCTGTGCCACTTCCAATTGCACTATCAACTTGTCGATGTCGTCGTAGCGTATCAATTTGTTGTGGTACTTTTTCATTTTCTCGTACAACAGAGAACCGATTTTCGGCAGGTAACTCAATGCCGGGTCATAGTACCTGACGAGGTAGAGCGTAGGTTTTTCCATAGTGCTTTGTGTTTTTAGTTTATTGATTCGGCGGGCTGGCAGCCCGCACTCCATATTTTTTCGCCGCCGCGACGTTCTGCGGCGAGTTGTTCGTTGATTACGAATGGCTGCCTGTTGCCACCGTACCTACTGTTGCAATCCTCGATAATAAACCTATCCACTATCAACTTGATATCCGCGTCGTACTTGCAAAACACGCCCGCCGGTGTCTTCGGGTTCTTGCCGTCGGAGAATCCCACCATCGCGAGGCCTTTGCCCTGTTTCTTGCAGATAGAGGTAATTTTGATAATATCCTGTGGTGTCATTTGAAGACTGTCAATAGAGTCGATAATCCAAAATTTCACCGTTTTGCGGGTTTCAATCTCTTGGATCAGTTCGTCCAATGTGGCACGGTCGTAAAGGTAGATGCGGTTGTAGTTTTCTTTTTCCGCATTGTCGGCACGGCGCACGGCTTTTTTGAAACTTTCGCTGATGCCCTCTTCAATGCTCACATAGCCTACTTTTTTGTAGAAATTAGCCATATAAGCCGCCAACTGTATCATAAAGGATGTTTTGCCGCTGCCTGATTTGGCGTAGATGAACCACTTGCAATCACGTGCCGGGCACCCAAACGAATCGTACCACACACCTGTAAATGGCAGCACTTTAAAGTCCTTGTTTTCCAGTGTACTAAATTTTATCCTTTGCATAATTTTTAATTGAAGTAATTGAAGTAATTGAAGTAATTGAAGTAATCGAACCTGCCGAATGGCAATTATGAATTATGCATTATGAATTATGCATTGTCTCTTGCCCTTTTGCGCCTTGCTTTGAGGACTTCTCGCTCGGTTCGGCGGAGGTCGCAGCGTCCGCGCCGTGGGTCGAAACAGGCGGCGATGGCGGTTTGCAGTTCGGTGTCGGAGAGTCCGTTGGCTTTCATCACAGCCTCCGCCATCTGGCGCATTTCGGCGGCTTGCTCGGTGAGGTTGGCGGAGAGTGCCTTCTTGAAGTTGCAGTCGAATCGGCTGTAAATCTCCGTGTAGCCGAGTTTGTCGTACTCCACGCCGCGCTGTATCTTGCTTTTGAAACCGTCGCTGCCAAGGAGGTAGATGCCGCAGCGTCCTTCGAGTGCGTTGTAGAGTTTTTTGAGTTGGAGGAGCGCGCTGTTTTCGAGGTCGCCCGCCTCGTCAAAGATAAAGAGAGGCTTGTCCATCAGTTTTACGGCGTATATCGCGCTGTCTAAAACTTCCTGCAAACGTCCCTTGCCTGTAACGCCCACAGCCTTTGCGATGGCGCGGATGAACGACGCCTTGGTGTTGCTCACGGAGCAATCTATGCACATCACCTCGGCGTGGGTGCGGGCGTATTCGCGCATACAAAAAGTCTTGCCGATGCCGGGTTCGTCCGCCATCATCGCCGTCGCGCCAAACTGCTGTGCCGCCGCAAACTGTGTAAAAAGGTATTTAGAAACCTTGGTCTCTGCAAAGTGCCACACGTCGTCGGCGTTGCGGGTGAAATTGACAGCCTGTGCCAAAATCAGCCAAGTGGAGTCGCCTACACGCGAGCGGGTGTCGTCCTTCTTGATGTAGGTGAGGGTTGCATTGGAGATGCCGAGTTTTACGGCAAACTTGCGGTCGCTCACGCCGCCTGTCTGCTCCTGCAACTGCGCCACCATTTCGGTGATGCGCTTCTTTTCGTCGTCGGTAAACTGTATCATAGTTAATTACGAATTATGAATTATGAATTATGAATTATGAATTATGAATTATGAATTATGAATTATGAATTATGAATTATGAATTATGCATTGTTAAAAGTCGTCAAACGCCTGTTGTTCGATGCTCGGCTTGTCCGGCTTCTTGTGCTTCGTGTTTTCCATTGTCAATTGTGAATTGTCAATTGTCAATTGTGAATTGTCAATCTCCTCATTCAACAGGTATTCGTCGTAGTCTTGGATGTCGGGCTTCACCTTGCTTTTGCCCGCCACGGCAAACATATAGTCCGTCACCTCGCCGTATGGCAGACGGAAGCGCATTTCGTCAATAGTCTCCATCTGTGAGGCAACCTTCTGGTCGAAGTCGGCGCGGATTTGCAATTGCTCCGCCATACCCTTACCTGTTTGCTCGTCAGCCTCGCAGAGTGCCTTGAACGCCTTGTTAACGGCCTTGCAACTTGTTATTAACCGTCCGTCTTCGGTGTAGAGGTCGGCGGTCTGTCCGTCGTGGCATACCGTAACAGGCGCGTCGGGACGGTAGCCGGTCATCTTGTTTATCTTTTCGGCATTGGCGGCGAGGTCGAGTTCATAATAATAGGTGCTGCCTTGGTGCTCGATGCTGAGTTTGCCGCGCATATAAGAGAGGTTGACCGACGTCTTCATTCCCAATGCCCTGCGCACGGTGGTCTCGTCGGGCTTGTAGCCAAAATCGGTGTCGCTCTCAATTTTCAATTTTCCATTTTCAACTTCTAATTCACCAAAGAACCTCTCGTCGGGACTCATTCCGTCCGCGCCTTTCTCGGAGTTCCACGCCCTAACCATCTCGATCTGTTGGTTGACAGCCTCTTCAAAGGTCGGGAGTTTGGCGATGTCAAGGCCGTCGAAGTTGGTGGTGCGGTTGGCGTCGTTGCCGCCCATACGGTTGCCCACGAAGTTGGAATAGCGGCGGCAAAAGTTGAAGACAAGCCTTTGCAGAGTCTCCGCTTGGTTTTCCTGAGAGTTGCCGGGATTGATGGTGCGGTACCGGGGGAACAACAGGCGGCAAATCTCCTGCGTGTCGCCCTTGGCAAACGCGCCGCCATTGTCGGTCAGGAGTTCCTGAGCCACACGTCCGCCGCAGGTCTCCATCGCCATCTTCAATGCGTCGATGAACATCCAAGCCTCCTCCTTGTCTTGGTGGTAGCCGATTTTGGTCTGCAACGAGTAGCCCACAATCTTCTGGCTCATCACGTCGAATATGTTGACGCGGTACAGGGTGCGCATCTGACCACGGTATTGGAACACCATCTTTGTACCCGTGCCATCGGCCACCCAAAGGCTCATCGGGTTCAATACGCCCTGCGTGAGTGTGAACGGACGGTAGAGGTTGTTGTGTACCGTTGCACCGTCCCTGCCGTAGGAGCGGAACATCTTGGTCTCCCATTTGGCGGTGTGGGCGCAGAATGTGCGGTAACTCATCACCCTGTCCTTGTAGCCGTAGCGTTCCATCTCGGCGCAATACTGGGCGTGGAGTGCTATCTTGCGCTCCTTGTTGAGGAATCCGTGCTGCGCTCCGAGACCGTTCCAAAGTCCGTACATCACAAGTTCGTGGAGGCTGAGGTCAAGCACTTCGCCGGTGTCGGTATCTACCACCTCGGTCTTCTTGACGAGGGCGGCGTTTGTGTTGCCGTACTTTTCTGATATAAGGCTCGACGGTTCGGCGATGGCTGCGAGTTTGCGGCGCAATACGTCGCTGCTTCCCGGCTTGAAGTTCGGGTACTGTTTCTCCTTGTAAAAATCTATCAGCGCGTTGTCGAAGTCCTTCAAGAGGTCGAACCCCCAACGCTTGAAGTTTTCGCCCTCGCGCATCTTCTTGGCGTACTGTGCCACGGCGTAGCACTCCGTGAGGCGGCGGGCGGTGTCGGGGTTGAAGGTAACGTCGGACGCAGCCATATAGTAGGCGGTGATGTCGGCGAGTTGCTTGGCGGTGTACTCCTTTTCGGCGATGGCAACGATGTTTTCTTTGAGGTATTCGGCGCATTGGTCGGCGTCCATCGGACGGCGGCAGAGGTCGAGGAGTTCGCGCTCGGTGGGCAGCAACTTCTTGTAATAGTCGGTTATCGTGTCGAAGTCATAGAACCTCTGCGAGTTCATCAGCGTAAAACGCCAATTCTTGCCTGTGGCGGGGAGCAAAGCCCGGTTGCGTAGGCTCTGAGGAACGCTCTTTAAGAACGCCGTGCGGTACACTCGCAGACTCGGGTCGCTTACGGTGGTCTTGGTTTTCAGGAAACCTTCGCTCACCCAAATCGTCCGCTGTGTGCCGTAACGTTTTAATATGACTTCGGGGGTAACTGACATTTTGCTATTACTTTAAGTTTTCCGCTTTGAGTTGCCAATCATAGATGCTCGACGTGGGGATGTTGTCGGCGCAGTCGATTACTTCGCCTTTGAAAGTGATGGTGACGAACCCGGTCTTGAAGTTGATGGCGAGCCGTGCGCCGTTGGGATAGTCCCACGCCCACACATTCTCCACCACCTTCACATCCGCCGCGCCGGTGTCCACTCCGCCGAAGTTTTTGACGGCGTTGTAGCGGATTTTTCGTGCAAGAGACACCTCGTCGGGGTTGGAGGAATTTTCCTCAAACTTCAACGCCTTCCGTACCGTCGGCTGGCTCACGCTTAACGCTTCGCCCAACTTTTGCGACGCTCCAAACGGCAATCTTATTTCTCTTTTTGTTTTTTCCATAATTATTACTATTTTTATGCGCTGTTTTCAACTTTGAAAACGGTACAAAGATAGACAAGAAATCTCGATTAACCAAATTTTTACGCAAGAAAATTCGATTATTAAGCAAAATATTTTAAAATACCTTGAATTTAAGGGTGTTACGCAGTATAGATTTTACAAAGAAAACGACGTAACAAGGGGTATTTTGACACAAAATAATGGTATAACAGAAGAAAACTTGCTTAAATTCGTTCGATTTGCGCAAGATATTTCGCTTGAATGGCTGTTGACTGGCGAAGGTTCGATGTTGAAACCCGAAGCATCTTCTGTGCCGCCTGATGAAACGCCATCCGACGCTCCAAACGCCGTTACAGAGGCATTAGAGCGGATAATACAAAAACAAGCAAAAGAAATAGCACTTCTTGAAATCGAACTAAATAAATACCGCCCCTCGTCTCCCGTCGGCGATCAGCCGTAAGGTGGCGGCGTATGGTGCAAACCAAATGTCGGCACTGTTTAAGGGCTTTTTTATTAATGCGCTGAAAATCAGAGGAAAGTATATTTTTTGAAGTTAACATTATCCGCAAAAATATGCGTTAAAACGGTGTTAACGGCGTGAAAAAGTGATTTTTTAGGCTATAAACCGCAAAAAACGGCAATTTTTTCGGGGTCAAAATCGGGGGTGATGGCGGTTTTATTAACATTTTACAAAACGAAATGTCGGTTATTTGTTAATGGATTTTTCATTAACAAATCAGCCGACTTTTCATTAACAAATCCATTAACAACGAAATGTCGGCACGTTGTAAGGTACAAACTACGATAATACACGGAAAATCAGCGTTTTAATATGTTTTTGAGGATTAACGGCGTATTTTCCGCCTTTTCGATGGCCATAATCCAAGCAACATCAAACAAAAACCCCGTTAAAATGGCTTTTTAAACCGTTTTAACGGGGTTTTATCCAACCAAAATCCAACTAAATCCAACTTTCGGTTTTTGCTAAATTGCGGGTTTTTCAGGGTGTTAGGGGTGGCGAGGTTTGGTTATGCCCCTAATAATAGGAAAGGGCAAATCCCATATTACGGTGCAAC